ATTATGTCCAAGAGTCGAAAAAATGTATAATTTGACTAAGACGCACTATAAATCAATAAAGAAATATTATGTAAAGGTAATAAGACCTATTGCTGAAGGTGAAGAATTATTCTTGAGTTACACTTTCTATAAGGTATAATGGCAATTAAAGAGGTAAGAGGTACAAAAGACAACCTCTCTCGTGGTTTCAAAGACATAGGTGTAGGTTTTCTATTAAATGCCTTCACTAAGGATGCTGCTGTGGTAAAAAATGAGAATGCCATTAAACAATCAATCAAAAATTTAGTACTTACACAGAAGGGGGAAAAGTTGTTCCAACCTGAGATAGGTTCTGGTGTGTATGAATTGCTCTTTGAACCAATGGATCCGTTTACAGCAGATTCTATTAGGGATGAGATAATAAATACTCTAGGACAGTATGAACCTAGAATTACCATTCAAGGTGTTAGGGTTATGCCTAACGAAGAAACTAATCAATTTGATGTAACGGTTGAGTATAGAATTGTAGGTCAACCTATTGTGGAAACAGTCAATTTCATCTTGCAGAGACCTGAGTAATGCAACCAAATAATTTAACAGCATTAGATTTTGGTGATATCAAAGCCTCAATCAAATCATATCTAAGAACTAGACCTGAGTTTACCGATTATGACTTTGAAGGTGCTGCTCTGTCATATCTTATAGACACTTTAGCATATAATACCTATTATACATCATTCAACGCTAATATGGCAATGAATGAGGCATTCCTACCGTCTGCTACAGTAAGAGATAACGTTGTTAATATAGCAAAACTACTAAACTATGTTCCTACCTCTATAGTTGCTTCTAGAGCGACTGTATCGTTCACTATTCAGTGTCAACAAACAAGTGATGCATTTCCTAGTACAGTTACCTTGAAGAAAGGTTCTATATTACAGGGTGGATCATATATGTGGAATATCATGGCAGATACTACACAATCTGTCGATCCTACTACTGGAGTTGCAACATTTAGTAACATAGTTGTCAAACAAGGAACTATTCTTAACTTTTCATACACTGTTAATACCTTTGCTTCTCAAGTTTACAAGATTCCTTCAGAGAACTGTGATATTTCTACTTTATCAGTGCAAGTAAGAGCATCAGAGACATCCACAACTTCTGACTTATATAATAGAGTAGACACTATAAGTAATCTTTCTGCTACATCTCGTGTATTCTTCATCCATGAAGGTGAGGATATGCGTTATGAGATAAAGTTTGGAGATGATAGTATTGGTAGAGCATTAAGTGATGGTGAGGTTGTTACTCTAGAATACCTTGTTACTGACGGTGAAGTTGCTAATGATGTTAATATATTCAATTTTATTGGTAGATTAGAAGATAGTCTAGGTAGAACTTATACTGGATCACATGTAACTATGACTTTAGATGAGAAGTCTGGTTATGGTGAGAGTGCTGAATCTATAGAATCTATCAAATATAACGCTCCGAGGTACTATTCCTCTCAATATAGAGCAGTTACTGCACAAGATTATGCAATCATCACTAAAAAAGTGTATGATAACGCACATTCCGTAGTTGCATATGGTGGAGATTCACTAAATCCCCCAATTTACGGTAAAGTTTACATTGCTATTAAGACAAAGACAGGATCTTTGCTCAATGATCAGACTAAAAAGAGTATTGCTGCGGATTTACGCGGTTATGCGATGGCATCTATTGATCCTGTGGTCATTGATCCCGAAAATGTATACATTTATCCGAAAGTATTCGTTCAGTATGACACAGGTTGCGGAAGTGATACATCAACTATCAAAACAAATGTATCTCAAGCAATAGAAGACTGGGCAACACAGACTGAGATTAATAACTTCAACTCTACATTTAGATCATCTCAATTTGAGAAGGCAATTACTTTAGCAGACAAGTGTGTTAGTGACGTATCACTACAAACTACAATACTACGATACATACGACCTACTACCAATCAAACTAATACTTACACAATCTCAACTGGTTCTGCACTCTATAATAGTGCTCCATCTAAAGATGGCGGTGACGGAAGTAATCCTAAAGAACCTATTCTACTCTCTGGATCTTTTAGAACAGCAGATAGACCTGGTGTTGATCAACAATTTGAAGATGACGGATACGGAAATCTAAGAACCTACTACAATACAGGAACAAGAAAAATTTATACTAACAATGCTGCAGGTACATGTAACTATGATACAGGTGAAATCGCTTTTGGTCCTGTATCAATTATTGGTGCGGGTGCAAATATTGCAACAGCAGGTATAAATGTTACTAATAATACAACAGGTGCGGGTTCTGTAACTGATTCTACTCTACTTCCAGTAGATTTACAAATTCCAGTTCAATTCATTCCTGCTAACTCAAATAGTATTCCTGCTTCTACTCCAGGCACAATTATTAACATTGTGTTGCCAGAAATAACTGTAGCACCTGTAGGAACAGCACCACCTCCAACTATCCCACTAAATAGTTTGACACCAAGAGTTTTTGACCAAACACCATCAACTATTGAAGTATCAACAACAAGTACAACCAACCTAACCACCGCCTCTTACTAGAGTAGATGACGAATATTAACAAGGTATCACAAGCGGTTGTCTCACAGACACCAGATTTCGTAGAGTCAGATTATCCCCTCTTCAACCGATTTCTTGAGTACTATTATGCTTCTCAGGAAAAAACAGGTCTTGGTCAGAATATTTTAAACAATTTTCTAGGATATCTTGACATTGATAAACTAGACATCAGTATTTTAGATGGTTCTACGAAAGTTAGAGAAGGAATTACTGCTACTAGTGATAAGATTGTTGTAGAGAGTGTAGATAGTTTCCTAGAGAAGAATGGAACAATATTAGTAGATAATGAAGTAATATTCTATGAGACCACCACACCTGCTCCTAACATTGCACTAACACCTGGTATTAACTATGATCAGGTAAAATTAAAGTGGTCTGAACTAGCAAGTCCTTTAACTAGTTTTGATGGTACTACATCAAGATTCCCATTACTATCACAATCTAATCCTGTAGGACCTCCATCTGCACAACACATGATTGTAAGGGTGTATGGTGATTGGTTACTTCCTAATGTTGATTATACTGTTGATGGTGATCATATTGTATTCACTAATCCTCCAAGAGCGAGAGTTGTAGCAGATGACGCAGCATATACTTACATTACTTACTTAAATGGTTTTACTGAGAACGATATTGTTGCTATGGACAATATCTCTGGTGCATTTGGTGAGAATAAGAGACAGTTTACTATTACACGGAACGGAGTAAGATATGAACCTACTGTAGATGAATATGTTATTGCAATCTATGATAACAAGTTGATGATTCCTAAAATTGACTTTTTCATTGATGGTGATCAGTTTATATTCAAAGAAGCTCCATTAAACGGAAGAATACTTAATTTCTACGCTATTGAAGCACCTATACCTTCATTTGGTAAGGATGCTGTTGGATATGCTCAAATTAGTGATGCGGGTACTCTTACTGGAATTAGTGTTAATAATTCAGGTACTCAATATAGATTCCAATATCCTCCTCAAGTTTCTATTAATTCTGAAACTGGAACAGGTGCATCTGCAACTGCTCTTGTAAATGGTGTTAAAACTCTTTCTCTATTGAATGGTGGTTTTGGATATAGTGAAACTAACCCTCCAGTAGTTCAAGTTGAATCTCCAACATTAGATGGTTCTCAGCAAGCAACTTTAAAGGCAACTGTTACTAATGGTGCTGTATCTGGTCTTGAGGTGGTCAATTCTGGGTCAGGGTATACATTTACCCCTAGAATCACTTTCAGACAGCCAGGAGGTTGTACACTAGGCACAGGACAGATCTTAAATGGATCTATCAGTATGGTTCCTCCAATTACCTATGGTGGTTTTGGATATACCACTGCTCCTCATGTTTATGTTGATGAACCTACAGGTGAATCACCTATTAGAGCAAATATTAAAGCACATTTAGTTGACGGTGCTGTATCACAACTTGAAATCTTAAATGCGGGACAAGGATACACTACTACACCTAGAATAGCGATTGTTGATCCAGTTGGTGCACAAGTTTTAGAAACTGTTGTTGATACTGACGGAAGAGTTACTTCTATTGAACTTTTAGACGGTGGTAGCGGTTATGAAGATATACCTTCCGTTTATATTGTTGATAACAGAATAGATGATAGAGGAACATTCATTGGTGGAACTGGTGCTAAAGCGGTAGCATCTATTTTCAATGGTAGAATTACTGATATTAACGTTACTGAGTTTGGAAGAGGATATAGTCAGACTACTCCTCCTGTTGTTGTAATTCAAGCACCTCCCGAAGCGGAAGCATCTGCAACTATAGGTGTTAACGAGGTTACTGGTTTTAATATTAACCAAAGTGGAACAGGATATACAAAAGCACAGTTTGTTGGATGTGCTAGAGCTGCAAGTGCTATTACTGCATACACTCAGACTGGTAATGCTGTATTTACTAATGAAACTACTGCTAGTGCACATAGTATAGATGCTCCTGTTAAGTGTCTTGACGCTCTATTTGTTAAAAGATTACTTGACAAGTACACGGAACAGTTCTTACCAGATGTTCCCGCATTAGACTACAATACAATCGACGTAAGGACTGCAATCAAGACTATTAAAGACTTTTACAGTTGTAAAGGAACTTCTTATAGTATTGCATACCTTTTCAAACTTCTTTACGGTGAGCAAGTCAATATATCATATCCTAAAGATCAAATCATTAAACCATCAGCTGCAACATGGTCTATTGATACAATTCTCCGTGCAACTATAGTAAGTGGTGATCCTGCTAATATTAGAGATGGTCTTTTAACTCAAGATGCTGATATTGCTGATGAAAACATCAGACAAGCAAGTGCACTCGTAGAAAACTTTATTTCAATTAAAACATCAGAAGTTGAGATATATGAATTAATTCTGTCAGAAGAAACTATTGATGGAACTTTTGTTGTTCCTTATAAAACAAAACTAGCAGAACCTCTTGATCAAACAGAAGGTATTATAACTGTTGACTCTACAATCGGTTGGCCAGAAAGAAACGGTGAGTTTTTAATTGGTAGTTCATCTGATGTTGCAGAACTAATTCAATACAAGGAAAAATCACTAAACCAGTTCATTGAGTGTACTAGATCAGTAAATGGTGTAGTTGAGGACTGGGATTCTGCTACTGAAGTAAAATCTAACTTTAAAGTCTATGTTAACAAAGGAACTGCTCAAGAAGTAGTCATGAACGTTGTTGGTATCGTTGATGCTCAACAAACTACTCTTACTGACACTGGTTCTTACTACTTACCTGGTGATAAACTAGCAATTTCTAAGTTAGGTGGAACCGACATCAGTTCAGAACTTACAACTTGGTTGTATAACGTTAAAAAGTTAATTTCAGTTACTGGAATTACATTTGGTGGTATTAATGATCAAGCTGCTACTGTAACCTGTGCAAACCCACACGGTCTACTAGTTGGAGATCAGGTTACCATCTATGGTGCTAACCCAATCATCTATAATGGAACATTCTTAGTTACATCAAGAGATTCACCTACTGTATTCCAATATCAACTTCCTCAACCAGGTGGAGTTATACCTCAAGGTAATATTCTTGTTTCTATTGACCTTAATAAAGGTAAATCAGCAAGTGAACAGATTCTAACTGCTATTGGTTCGTACACCACTAACGTTCAGAATACATTCTTCAATGATGATTACGTTTACGTTGCTTCTACAGGTATTCCTAACTATGAGATAGGTCCTTTTCCTGGTTCTGCGTTATTACCTGGCAACCAAAGAAAATTAAACAGATTCCCAAGAACTGCTCAAACTATATCTACAAAGAACTTAATTAATCCTGGTCCTGTTGGAACTTGGGTTAATGGTGTTTCTATATGGTCATACAAGTCAGCTTTCTTCAAAACATTTGGTGCTGTAACTGATATTTCTATTACTAACGTTGGTCAAGACTATGACGCTGCATCTCCTCCTAATATTACTATTGCAGGTGGTGGAGGATCAGGTGCAACAGGTTCTGTTGTTGTTAACGGTTCTCTTAGTGAAGTAGAAGTTCTTACAGGTGGATCTGGTTATACATCCTCACCATTGGTCTCTATAGTTGGTGGAGGTGGTTCTGGTGCTGCTGCAACTGCTATTATCACTAAAGGTGTTGTTTCACGTATTCTAATCAATTCTGGAGGAACAGGATATACTTCACAACCTTCAATTACTATTGTTGGAGGTGGTGGAACTGGTGCAACTGCAACTGCAAACGTCAGAGGTCCTATTCAATCTATTGCTGTAACAAGTGGTGGTAATTCATATACATCAAATCCTGATGTGACATTGAGTTCTGGATCAGGTGCTGTTGCTCAAGCAATTGTACAGAATGGTCGTATTATATCAATCGCTATCATTTCTGCAGGATCTGGTTATACAACTGCTCCTATAGTAAGTATTCAAGGTGATGGTTTTGGTGCTGTTGCAAGAGCAGGTATTGATATTGATGGAGAAAACGCAGGTAGAGTAACAAGTGTTGAGATTCTCAACAGAGGTATTGGATATATTCAAGGAACTACACTTATTAACTTGACTTCTGTTGGTCAAGGTGCATTATTTACAGCAAATGTATTCCAGTGGACATATAACTTACAAGCAACTAGTTCATTAGATGCTGCAAAGGGTGGAGTATTTGAAGGATATAATAATCAGTATGGTGGTGAATATGCTCACTTATCAAACCCACAGAGACTAAGATATGTTCTTGGTGATAATTTACAAGAACCAACTGTAGGAAACGTAGTTGAACAGGCAGAACAGTTAAATCACTCTCCTATTGTTGGATGGGCATTTGATGGTAACCCAATATACGGTCCTTACGGTTATGCTGATCCTACAGATCAGGCATCTGCTATCAATAGATTAAACACTTCATATCGTCTTAAAACAGAACTCGTATATGATCCAGTTACTAATCCTTATCCTGCTAGAATTGCAGGTCCTCTACTTAATGATGAGGCAGCAGGTAACTTTGTAGAAGATTATGAGTATGTGTTTGGTTTAGGTGATCTTGATCAGTACAATGGTCGTTTCTGTAAGACACCTGAGTTTCCTGGTGGTAGATATTGTTACTTCGTTACTATTGACACTACTGAACAAGGTAATCCAGTATTCCCTTATGTTTTAGGTCCTAGTTTCAACTCAGTTGTTGATACTTGGAACTTAAGTGATGGTGCAACACAACAGAATATTCCTACAGGTGTTGTTAGATATCGTGATCCATATGAGAACGTTGATATTGACGTTGAGAGGGCACCAAATGCCTCTACAAACGCTCTAACTACTGAAGACGGTGAATTACTCCTATTTGAGGTAGAAGACGAGAATAGGGACGCTGTGATCTCTCAGGATGAATTAGATGATCCAGATCAAATCTTTGAAGAATCTCCTCTACAGTTATTTGATTACTTCCCTAAAGTTAAGTTTGACTCTAAGGTTGATATTGAAGTTGAGACAATTACTAAGTTTGAGGATGCTTCTGTAACTGGATTTACAGTAGAGAATCCTGGTGCATCTTATCAGGTTAATGACCGTTTAGTATTTGATAACACAGATACTGATGGTACAGGTGTTTCTGCACGTGTTTCACATATTCAAGGTGAACCAGTATCTACATATGGTTTTGAGAGTATTGGTGGTCTCAACTATGGTGTTTTAAAAACTCAAAATCCACACAATTTGACAGTAGGAGATAATGTTGTAGTTGACTACACACCTATAATGAACAACACTAACAAAACTTTTGTTGTTAAACAGATTAAAGGTGTTGAAGAGATTGTTATTGATCAGCAGGGTTCTGGATATAATAGCGAATTACCTCCTACAATAATTCTTGATGGAGATGGAACTGGTGCTGCATTAGAAGCGGTTGTATCTTCTGTAGGATCTATTTCTTCAGTTAATGTAACTAACTCTGGTCAAAATTATACTACAAACCCAAGAGTTATACTATCACACCCACAAATATACAAAAAAGCAGATTATTATATTTCTAAGATTGAAAGTAATGATTATGTTAAGGTTAATGATGTATTTGTAAATGATGCTAAGGAAATATACATTTGTGGTAAAACTAAAGATCAATTTGGATATACTATAGCATTTGTATCAAAACTATCTGCTACTGGTGTTAAAGACTGGGAAAAAACAATTAAGAGTACTGATGGTCAACAAGAAGTAGAATTTGAGAGAATATTAGTAGACGGTATGGATGTTTATTGTGTTGGTCATAATAGACCTAACTCAAACATTCTAGAAGCATATAACCCTGATGTTGTTCTTTGCAAGTATACACAGGCAGCTAACGGATTAAGTGCTAGTTTACAGTATCAGAAAGCATATGCAGGTATATCTGGTTCTACTCGTTCTGATAATGTTAGTGCTATTGCAAAATATTCAGATACTAGATTTGTTATTGGTGGACATACTAATACAAACTCTGGTAATCCATTTGATGCTTATATTGCTGTTGTAGATACACTTGGTAACTTTGCTGTTAAGAGAAAGATTACCTCTGTAAATGTTTCTGAAAAAATTACAGATTTACTTGTAAATGGAACTGACATATACTATACATTTGAAATTGCTACAAGTCCTAATGCATCATCAGTTGATACAGGTATTGGTAAAGCAAATGTAGGTACTAGTGCAATTAGTCTTCTATGGAATAAGCAATTAACTAATACCTTGTATTCCTTTATGGATACAAGTCTTACAATAGATGAGTTTAGTGAACTTTATATTACTGCTACAACTAGACTTAAGGCAGATAATACAACTAAAGATGGATTCTGGGTTGGTAAATTCAATGTTGATGGTGATACTCTTTGGAATTATCGTTATGGAGTTCTTGGTGGATACAGTATTAATGTTGCTAAGAGAAGTCATATTGATATATTTG